GGAATGGACGACAATCAAATTAATAAATATATAAAAAACCAAAGAGTCGCCGATGCAGGAGGAGTATCTAATTTAGCCCAAGGTGGATTAGCTGATTTAATGAAAAAGTATTATGACTAAAGATAATTCAACACTTGTAAAAAACATGAAACATGTTAAATGGGATAGTATTCCACCTTTAAAAGGACCTGATCCTAAAGGGTTGCTTAAAGACAAAAAACAAGATAAACCAATACAGGAGAAAAAATATGGCAGATATAGATAAATCTCTTCCGAACGTTGGCAGTCCACAAGATCTACCTGAAAATGATATTCAGGAAGAAGTTGTAACTGACGAAGTTGTTGAGACAGGTGGACCCGTAGAAATTACAGAGGAAGAAGATGGTGGAGCAACTGTCGACTTTGATCCGTCTCAGAAAAATATTGATACAGGTGATGATCACTTTGCAAACTTAAACGAATTACTTCCAGAAGATGACACCAACATAATTGGTAATCAATTACAAAGTGATTACATGGAATATAAATTATCACGTGCAGAATGGGAAAGAACTTATATTAATGGGTTAGAGTTATTAGGATTCAAATACGAAAATAGAACTCAACCTTTTGCTGGAGCTTCAGGTGCAACACACCCCGTTCTTGCAGAAGCCGTTACACAATTTCAAGCTTTAGCTTATAAAGAATTATTACCGGCTGATGGCCCGGTTAGAACACAAGTAATGGGAATAAGTTCTCCTCAAAAAGAACAACAAGCTCAACGTGTTAAAAATTTCATGAACTACCAAATTATGGATCAGATGACTGAATATGAACCTGAATTTGATCAGATGTTATTCTATCTTCCATTATCGGGTTCAACATTTAAAAAAGTTTACTATGATGATTTATTAGGTAGAGCAGTATCTAAATTTATTCCTGCAGATGATCTTGTAGTGCCTTATACAGCTACATCATTAAATGATGCTGAAGCAGTTATTCATGTTGTTAAAATATCAGAAAATGATTTACGTAAACAAATGTATGCTGGCTTTTATTCTGATATTGAACTTACTAAACCTACAGATACTATTACAAATGAACTGAAGGAAAAAGAGAGAGCAATTGAAGGAATTCAAAAGTCACAAAGAACAGACCCTTTATACACAATTCTAGAATGCCACGTTAATTTAGATTTAGAAGGTTTTGAAGATGTTGGTGAAGACGGAGAACCAACTGGAATAAAATTACCTTACCTCGTTACAATTGAAGAAGGTAGTAGGAAGGTTTTGTCTATTAGACGAAACTTTGCGCCCAATGATCCAAAGAAACTTAAGATCCAATATTTCGTCCACTTTAAATTTCTGCCAGGGCTTGGATTTTATGGTTTAGGATTAATACACATGATTGGCGGATTGAGCCGTACTGCAACTTCGGCTCTCCGTCAGTTATTAGATGCAGGTACATTATCAAATTTACCAGCTGGATTTAAACAAAGAGGTGTTAGAGTTAGAGATGACGCTACTGCTATTCAACCAGGAGAATTTAAAGATGTTGACACTCCAGGTGGAAATTTAAAAGATGCTTTCGTATTCCTGCCTTATAAAGAACCATCACAAACGTTATTACAATTGATGGGTATTGTAGTTCAAGCAGGACAGAGGTTCGCATCAATTGCTGACATGCAGGTTGGTGATGGGAATCAACAGGCCGCTGTTGGTACAACTGTAGCTCTTTTAGAACGTGGTTCAAGAGTGATGTCAGCAATCCACAAAAGATTATACGTTGGATTAAAACAAGAATTTAAATTACTAGCAGCAGTCTTTGCAACATACTTACCCGCTGAATATCCTTATGATGTTCCCGGTGCTGCAAGAAACATTAAAGCTATGGATTTTGATGAGAGAGTAGATATTCTACCTATTGCTGATCCAAATATTTTTTCTATGTCACAACGTGTGACATTAGCTCAAACACAATTACAATTAGCTCAAACGAATCCACAAATGCATAATATGTATAATGCCTACAGATCTATGTATGCAGCGATTGGTATAAAAGATATAGATAGAATTTTACCACCGCCGCCACCGAATCAACCTAAAGATCCGGCGATTGAACACATAGATGCAATGGGTCAAAAACCTTTCCAAGCATTTCCTGGTCAAGATCATAGAGCACACGTTACAGCTCACTTAAATTTCATGGCAACTAATTTTGTTAGAAATAATCCAAGTATAACTGCATCGTTAGAGAAAAACATTTTAGAACACATTTCTTTAATGGCTCAAGAACAAGTTCAATTAGAGTTCCCTCAAGAATTCCAAATGATGCCTCAACTTCAACAAGCTGCAGCACAAAATCCACAAGCCAAGCAACAGTTAACTCAGATCTCTCAAGTGATAGAAGCTAGAAAAGCTGTGTTGATTGCGGATATGACTGAAGAGTTTATGAAGGAAGAAAAAGCTATCACGACTCAATTCGATCATGATCCATTATTAAAGCTTAAAGAAAGAGAAGTTGATCTTAAAGCAAGAGAAGAAGAGAGAAAAGCAAAAGAAGACGAAGCTAGGCTCGCTTTAGATAGATTAAAAATGATGCAAGCTAAGACTATGCAAGAAGAGAAATTAGATCAAAATGAAGAGCTAGCTCATTTAAGAGCGGACACAACTATGGATAAAGCTATGCTTTCAACTGGAACTAAGCTTTACGGAGATAAAATGAAAGCTAAAGACGTTAATACCTTGAAAGGTCCTAAAAGATAGTATAATAAAATAACAGGAGATAAATATGAAAAATTACAAAAAATCTACAGCAGTTAAAATTGCTTCTCAAAACTTGGAATTAGATCCTAGATCTGAAACAAGTATTAGAGGAAGAAACTATATTGCTAAAGGTGATACGGTAACTGTTAAAGGCACAGGCGCTGTAAGAAAACCTGTAAAAGCCACCTGGTTTTAATATGTGGTTTTCGGCAATTAAATTAGCCGTTTCTGCAGGCTCACACATTTACAAAAATAAGCAACAGACAAAAATGCTTATGTCGGATGCTGCTATGAAACATGCTCAGAAAATGAGTACTGGGGAATTAGAGTATTCTGGAAAATTACTAGAAGCTAGACAATCAGATTGGAAAGACGAATTTATTTTAATTTTATTGTCGATCCCGATTGTAATGTTGGGATGGTCTGTATGGTCAGATAATCCTGTACATATGGAGAAAATGGAGATATTCTTTGTACACTTTGGAAATTTACCATTTTGGTATCAAAGTATTTTTGTTGGGGTAATTGCTTCTGTCTATGGACTTAAAGCAACAGATCTGATAAAAAGAAAATAACACGAGGATAAAAATTATGGCTAATAGATATTTTAATAAACAAGTTACAGAATCAAGAAAACCTTTGGCACATGGTGGACCTATACAGTTTGGTAAAACAGGACCTAAAGCAACTAAAGGTTCAAAAGGCGATTTTGAGAACCAACTAAGTTCGGCAGTAGATAAAATAAAAACCCGTCAAGAATCAACAAAAAACATGAGAGACAAAATACAAGGATTAAAAAATTCTACACCTGAATTAAAAGGTATGGAAGGTTTTAAAAAAGTTTCACCAAAAGATCTTCCAGAGAGAAAAAAGAGACAAGCTGATTATATGAAAAAACATGGGGAACGAACACCTCGTAGAAAAACATTATCAGTTACAAATAGTTATAAAAAAGAAGTGGAAGGATTAAAATAATGGCTAATAGATATTTTAATAAACAAGTTACAGAATCAAGAAAACCTTTACTAGCAGGTGGATTTTTAAAAAAAGGTTTAAAATTAGTTTCAAAAGGTGTTAAGGAAAGAAATGCTGTGTCTAGCAAGATGTTTGATAAAGCAAGAGAATTAAGAAAAAAGAAAAGTAAATCTATCTTAGATGTTACACCTAGAAAAATTATTAAACAAGTTGTTAAAGATTCTAAAAATATAGTTAAAAATAAAACTTTAGTTACAGGAACAATTGCAGGTAGTGTTAACGAAGTTGTAAAAAACGAAAAGAAAAAGAAAAACTATAAAAGAGATTTTCTTCCAGAATGGGAAAAGAAGGGTAGTAAATAATGGGTGTATTCGGCATAGCCAAAAAAGGATTCGGAGCTATTATGAAAGGTAGTAAAAGATCACCTACTATTTCATCTGTTAAACCTGGAAAAAATTTAAAAAAGAAAAGAGACGTTCAAGATAGCGTAGTTAAAGATAAAGATAAAGCTATGGCTGTTTTAAATGAAGAGGGTAAAAGAAACATTAGGACTAGTGTCCCTCTTAAAGATACTAATAAAAGAATAGCTGATATTGTAGATAAAAAATAGTGAAATTTATTAAAAAAATATTAAAAAAGATTTTTGGAAAAAGATGTATTTGTAAACCTACTACGCCTACCCACTGTGTTAGATGTGGAGATTTATTTAAAAATTGTTCGTGTGTAAATCACGTAGAAAAATAATATGAGACCAGGACTCTACGCAAATATTCACGCTAAAAAAAAGAGAATCGCTGACGGTTCAGGTGAGAAGATGAGAAAACCTGGAACTAAAGGTGCACCTACAAAAAAAGCATTTATAAAATCAGCCAAAACAGCAAAGAAAAAATAATGGCTACTGCAGCTTGGACTAGAAAAGAAGGTAAATCTAAATCAGGTGGACTGAATGCTAAAGGTGTTGCATCTTACAGAGCAGCAAATCCTGGATCAAAACTTAAAACAGCAGTTACTACTAAACCCTCAAAATTAAAAGCAGGTTCTAAAGACGCTAAACGTAGATCTTCTTTCTGCGCGCGTATGACCGGTATGCGAAAAAGACAAAAAGCTAGTAATAATACGGGTGAAGATAGATTATCTAAATCACTTAGAAAATGGAATTGTTAATGAGAGATACTAAAGATATTGAAGCCTTTTTAAAAGACCATTATAGAAAGATAAAAGAGATGAGTTTGTTTAGACACTTGAAAAAAGAAGTAGAAACAGGGGCTAGCGGAACTCAAGATTATGTGATAAAAAAGGGACCCAATAAAGATAAAATAGCAAAATAGAAAGGGAAAAATGGAACCAGAACAAGTATTAGCGAAATTAAGAAGAGCACTAGATAAAAGAGTCACATTATTGGCCTTATCCGTTACATCAGGAGGGGTTGACAGTATGGAGACTTACAAGTATATAATAGGACAAATAAATGCATTGGAATCAGTGCGCCAGGAAATCATTAGCCTGCTAAACGATAAGGAAGAAAATGAACAACGCGGAACAGTCATCGACCTCCACAGAGGTCCCACAAATTAAATCAGCATTATTAGATAAATATAAAGAAGAACCTGTAAAAGAAATTACAGCGGAAACTACAAAATTACCTATGCCCACAGGATGGCGTATGTTAGTTCTCCCTTTCAGAATGAAAGAGAAAACTAATGGCGGAATCTTAATGGGACAAGAAACTATCGATAGACAACAAGT